GGGCAGCAGCTTCTTGCTCGGCAGTAGAGGCAGTTGCGCCGGGGGCCGGGCCTGCGCGGCCAGCAATGCGGAGACCAGTGCCAACGCCGCCACCCGCAATGCCGCCGACAAGGCCGGACTCGACGACGCGCTCTGCACGTTCGGCCAAATCAAGGTTGCCGGTCTGCGCTGCGATGACACCTTGGCGTGCGGTTTCGCCTGCCATTTCACCGCCAGCGCCGAGAGCCGCAGTCTGACGAATGCCGCCAGCACGCCCGCCGACGAGACGCGCAGCAACCCGGTCGATGACGGCATCGCTGACTTGGCCGCCCATGATGCGCTTGAGGACGGGGCCGAGGGCCGCACCTTCCAAGGCGCCGATAGCAGAGCCGGCAGTTGTAGCGAGGACGCCAGCGCGCTGCGGGTCAACGCCTTCTGCAACAAGGCCCTGATACAGTTCGTCGACGCTGCCGAGAACGGAGCCGCCAATCAAGCCGGCAGTTGCGCCGGTAGCAGCGCCACCTGGACCGCCGACTGCAAAGCCGATACCAGCGCCTGCGAGGGGTGCTGCTGCGCCACCGACAATAGCGCCTGCGGCTTGACCCGCGTATGCCGACAGGGCAGAGATGGGATCGCGCACAATGTCGCGGAGTTCAGGGGCGCGAGTGCGGACGTTTTGATCGCCGGGCGCTACGAACTCGCGGACACGACCAAGGGCAGCGGCAGTTTCGGGCGAACCGACAGCAGCAGCGGCAGCCTGGCCGGCGCCGGGAATCGAGCCGAACTGACCACGGAACTGCTGGCCAAAGCTTTCGCCGAAGCCTTCGATGGGCATCTGGCGGCGCAGCGTCGGCCACTGCGTATCCATGAAAGCATATGCTGCCTCTTGGGAGGGAGCGCCCTCCACACGGATAACACGTCCGTCGGGAAGAGTGAAGTCGAAAATCCCGTTGGCCATTGTTTACTGCTGCGGGCGCGGATACTGAAGCGTCTGGCTCGGCTGCGCACCACCAGATGTAGTAGGGGCACCTGCTCCAGCGCCAGCATCTAGTTGCCCGAAGCGGCGAACACGCTCAAAGGCATTCTGGAAAGTTTGTTCGGCCTCTGACGCATTAAGAGCATTTTCTCCGCGCTCTTGGCGCCGCCTGTTTTCGTCTCGCACAGCTTGCTCCCCGGCCGCAGTTGCGCGAATGAGGGTTGTCCGATCCGACCGGATATTTTGAGCAGCGACTTGTGCGGGCGTTACGCCCTCAAGAACTTGACGCTGGGTCGGATTGCGCATATCCACGACAACTGCATTGCCTCTGGCATCTTGGCCAACCACAGTATACTGCGGACGGTTGCCTTGTGCAATCTCTCTTTCGCGAAGCGTCAAGCTCTGGCGACGGTATTCCTCTTCGGCGCGCTGGGCTGCCTGCCGCGTCTCAAGTTCCTGCTGCTGGCGTTCGGTGTCGGCGAGGCGGCGAAGCTGGTCCATGCGGGATACATCGCCTTCACGGGCAGCGCGGGAACCGGCACCCAGCATCGTGAAGAAGTTGGGGCTGCCCGAAGCGAGCATGCCAGCGCCGAACTCACCGACGCGCTGGAGAGCTTCACCTTCCATGTCGCGGGCCATGCGCTTGCGCAGCATGTCGAGAACCGAAAGCTGGCCTTGGGGCTGGCCGCCGGCAAGGCGTTCGCGGTATGCGGCTTGGAACTGCTCCAGAGCGTTAGTAGTCTCGGGCGTCTCTTCGGTGCGGGCCGCTGGGCGAGGGGCGGGCGGGCGAGGCGGGCCAACAATCGGCGGATCGCTGCGGTTGGGATCGAGGTAAAGAGCCCGCAGTTCTGCTTCAGTGAGCGGCGGGCGAGGCGTAATAGGCTGGGCCGGGGCTACCGGCGCAGGTGTAGCCGGAGGCGCAAGGCTCGGCCGCATCTGCTCATAGTATTCGGGGAAATCAACCATGAGAGGGTCCTACCGCGATTAGGTGCCGAAGGGATTGGTAAAGAAGTTGTAAAGCGTCGACGCGCCCTTGAAAGCACCCGGCACCTGCGTGAGGCCGCCGATGACGGAGCCGAGGACGTTCGGACCGGGCTGCGATACCTGCCTGTTTTCGCCGACGCCGAGGGACGAGGGCGTGATGCCGAGGGCGCCGCGCAGGACTTCGATGCCGCGAAGCGGGAAGTCGCGCTCCTCTTCGAAGGCACGGCGAAGCACATCGAGGTTCTGCTGGCCGAGAGCCTGCTGCATGCCGCCAATGTTCAAGAGGGGCTGGGCTTCGACGCCAAGGCGACCGGCGGTCTGGGTCAGGCCCGTGCCAAGCTGGCTGAGAGCGCCCGAGTATAGCTGGGGGATACGCTCCTGATCGGCCCGGAACTGCGCAAGGGCCTGGTTGTAGGCGGCAGCACGCTGACGAGCGGACTCTTCGCCGATGTTGCGCTGGGTGCCGCGCTCAAGTTCGGACTCTGCGATGGCTTGGCGGGAGCCGCCAAAGGAGCCAGTCTGCGCGGCACGCTGGCCCAACTGAAGGCGGGTGCGTTCGGCACGCTCTTCGATGTCGCGGATCGCAGGATCGAGGACGCCCTGTAGGTAGGGCGACATGTACTCTTGGATGTTGACATCGGGCAGGCGCTGCGCCAGACCACGGGCAGCGGCGATGCCTTCGCGGGTAAGTTCCGGCGTCAGGGGCGCAAGGGCGCCAGCAGCACCTGCGACGTTACGGGTAGTTTCGAAGGCGGCAAGCTGGTCAGGCGTGAAGCCTGCGACGCGGGGCTGGTTGTAGCGAGGAAAGGGCTCGGCAGCAAGGGTCTGGGCGCGACCCAGCAGATCCTTGCGCGCGGATTCGACGTCGGCGGGGACTTGCGGAGTGGTGCCGGTGGTGGTAGTTTGGCGGCCGGTGCCAAAGATGTCGCCGAAAATGCTCATCGGCCGATACTCCTTTTAAGAATTTCGCCGACGGGCAGCGGACCTGCTTGCTTGGAGGTGCCGGTCTTATCTTGGCGAATCTGCTTTACCATGTCATAGAGGCGGCGAGCGCCCGCATTGGAGGAACCGTCACCCATCATAGATACGACGTCAGCCGGAATGACGAACTCGCCGTCCGACAGGGCAGCAGCCCGGCGACCGTTGATGGAGGTGGGGATCAGGTCGTCAAGGCCGCCGCCGGGACCAATCGCCACCTTGCCGCCGCCTTCAAGCTGGACGACGCCCCCCTGCGCAAACTCGCGCCGATAGCCAAGGCGAACACCACGAGAGGGAACAGGGCGGCCCATCATTTCGGCGTCGGACGGGTTGCGCACGTCTTGGTGCAGAGCGCCAGTCGGTTCGCCGTCACCCATGTCGTTGGCCATGCGGTCGTAGTAGTCGAGCGACAGTCGGCCGCCGTCCGGCGAAGTGTAGCCGACGCCTGCCTCGCGGAGCATGTTGCGGTTCTGGCGGAAGCCACGTCCGCTGACAGCCGCGCCCTGATAGCCGCCGCCCACGTCAAGCATGTCGCCTTCGCGCGTCATGGGCACGTTGACGCGGGCATTCACGCCATAAGGTACGACAGTGGTGCCGCGCCTCCGATCATAATTGGTGAAGGCGGAAAGCGCCGGCAGCCTTTCAAGATCGGCGCGGTTCAGTTCACGCAGATAATCTCGCGCTGTAAGGAACGACTCATCTTCTGGAATGTCGACGAGGCCGCCTTCTTCGAAGTTAACGAGGCCGCCAGCATAATAGCCATCGCCGCCCCCGCTGTCTCCACCGCCACCCCCGTCGCTATCTCCGCCGCCACTATCATCGCCGCCGGGGCCGGGACCAGCACTTTCGCTGGCAGCGGCTTCACTTGCGGCAGCGGCATCGGCATCGGCAGCTTGTGCGTCAGCGTCTGCTTGGGCGGCGGCAGCATTTGCGGCATCTTGTGCAGCCTGAGCATTGGCAGCCGCTTGGGCGTCAGCAATACCTCCGAAGTCAACGTCACCCCAGCCTTCGCCGAGGCCATCAGGTGTGCCGCCGTGAGCGCCGGGACCTCCGGGTTGGCCCGGACCGGGGCCGCTGTCGAGGCTGGCACCGAAGACCCCGCCAATTTCTCCGGGCACGCCAAACAAACCGCCGAGAGCAGTCGGATTGGAAAGCATTGAGTCAAGGGCGGCAGCGTTTTGCGCCAGAGAGCCAAGGGCGGCAGAAATAGCTTGAGTGTCAACAGCCGGAGCGGCAGCAGGAGCGGAAGGGGCAGCGGGGGCCGAGGGTTCGGCAGGGGCAGCAGGCTCGGAGGGGGCAGCGGGGGCCGAGGGCGGGGCGCCGGGGGTTACGTCGCTTTCAAGGCCGAAGGCGCCAATGTCAGCTTCAGGGCCGGGCACGGAAATGGCGGCCGGCGCTGCGGGCTCGGCGAGGGTTGCGGCGATGTTGCTGAGTTCGCCCAAAGAAATGGAGGGCGCCGGAAGGTCCTCGCGGGTGATGCCCATGCGAGCTTCCATGTCGCGCTTTGCCATTGCGTCGAAATCCTTCGACACTTCGGCGCGGGCAGCACGTTCTTCAGGGGTACGACCCAGATCGCCAAGCAGGTCGCCGAGGCCACCTGTGATGCCAGTAACGCGGGGGCTGCTGCTGAGAGACGACAGGGCGGTGCCGGCCATGATGCTGGGAATGGCGCCGGGGCCCGACAGCAGACTGAGCATGGTCGTGGCAAGACCGGGGATTTCAGCGATATTACTGAGGTCCCGCATAATGCTGCCGGTGCTAGGCGAGAAGGGTACCGCGTCCGGGTTCTGGACATAGTAGCCGCTGGCAGGCCCGCTGATGGTGGTGGCGCCGGGCGGGTTAGGAACAAATGTGACTGGAGGTAGGCGAACATCGCCTTCCCCGCCACCGCCTGCCGTGGTAGTGGTCTCGGCTGCTATGACTGCGCGGGGGTCGCCCTGTCGGTAGCCGAAGAACGCAGGAATGCCGCCCGAAATACCAATGGTATAAGGATCAAAGGAGCCGGCGGCAGGGGGCGTGTATACGCGGGTGGACAGGGTTCCGGACATATGTCGACCTTCTAGCGCGTATTATAGCATAGGCTTATCAAGAAATAAACCTAGCGAACATCGACGAAGTTGCTGGATTGCAAAGCAAATAGCAGCTTGCCGACGACGTTTGTGAGGGCGGTGACCGACGGATTCAGCATGTCGACGGTCAGGGGTGCGGAGACGGTGCCCTGCACAATGAACTGGGGGCGGGTGCGGCGGCCCTGATCGAAGAGGTCGCTCTGCTCAAGGACCTTGATGAGGCGGTTCCACACGTCGCGCGAGGAGGCGTCCCATTCGGCGGGTGCGTCGGGAAAGACGCGGGAGGAAATGCGCCGGGTCATCGCAGGCCGTCAGGCTCGATAGCTGCGCGGAACTGACCCATGCGCCACGGCACGTCGGAGGAGGTAGAGGACTGGATTTGGATGGCCAGTTCCCGGCCGCGTAGGCGCAGCGAGGTTTTCTGGGTGGTGCCCGTCACGTTGAAGGGACCCTTCGTAATGACCGGGCCGCCCGGATACTTGCGCGCCTTCAGGCTGATCTGTAGGGTGCCGGAGTAGGGCGTGTTGTCCGACAGGTTGCTGAAGTCGGGCACGAACTTGTTGACGAATAGGATGCTGTCGCCGGCCTCTTGGTCGAAGTAGGCGCCCTCAAGGTTGGACGCGAGGACGGACGAGTCAGCTGTATAGCCGGTCTCTTGGTAGTACAGGTCGTAGGGATTGCTGTTCATGGCCAGCGGCGTAGTGAAGGTGCCAATGTCTTCCCACACGGTGCGCGGCATGGTGCCGATGGTCCAGTGCTTCTCGCGCGTATTGTAGATGACGTAGCGGTCGTTTTCGCCATTGGGCGATTCGTTGGAGGCGTAGAACCAGATGACTTCGTCGAACGTCGAGTTGGTGCCCGCATAAATTTTGTCTTGCTGGAACTCGTCTAGGCTGTCATAAACGTAGCGCAGGACCGTGCAATTCAGGGCTTGGAGGCGGCCGTCATACTGGTAGAACTGGCCGTTGGTTGCCATCCAGTAGAGGGTGCCGCTGTATTCGGCGACTGCATTGCGCGAGATGACGCCGCACCGTTCGCCCACAGCCGTGAAGCCGAAGACGTCGTTGCCGCCGATATAGGACTGAATGAACAGATCGCTGTCGGTCAGGATGGCAGTCTTATCGCCGATGCGGTTGACGGCCCGGATTTCGGAGCCACGACTCGGCAGCGGATAGTCGCCTGCGGTGTTGGTGGCGGTCGGCGTCCAGTCCGTGAAGTCTTCTTGGCTGCACCAGCGCACGAGGAGCGGGCTGTAGCTGCCGGATACGTCGTGGGTGCCGTAGAGGAGGACGTGTCGGGCTTCGGAAGCGACGCGCACGATCTGGTTGATGGAGGGCGCAGCCGTAACGATAGTGGCCCTCGTAACAATGTTGGCGCTGGTGGTCCAGTACATGAGCGGGCCGCCAGAAGGAACGGCCATGATGTCGGTGCCCCACAAATCAAGGGACCACTGGCGCAGCGGGTCAGGCGAAGGCGCGGCAGGACTGCCCCAGCCGAATGCGCCGCCCCACGCGCCGATGCCCCAGCCCGAGCGGTACACCGTGGAGATGTTGCCTGCCGGGTAGGAGAAGCCGATGGTGATGGCACCGCCTGTAGCTACAGAGGTTGCGGCTGCTGTCAGGCTCACGTCGAAGGCGAAGGCGTTGGAAGTGATGACGCTGACCGGGAAGGTGGCCGTCACCGAGGAGACCGCATTGATGACGATGTTGCCACCGATGGTAGCTGCGGCCGAGACCACTTCGATGAGGGTGCCCGTCGTCAGGCCGTGGTTGGAGACCGAGACGACGACCCTGTTGGAACCGGCCGTAGTGGACAGCAGATTGCTGGAGGCAAGCGTCGAGACGATGGGCGTGATGTTGTAGAAGGTGGACAGTTCGCTGGAGAACAGGCCGGCATTGGTGCCGATGACGGCTGCGGCCTGGCCGACTCGACTGCGAACCGATGTCAGGTAGCGGGGGACGCCAAAGATCTTGGCATCTTCAGAGGGGTCGACGACGCGCTGCCAGCCGCCCATAAGTTCGGGGCGCCCATAGCGAAAGCGGATCTTGTCGGCGTCAGTCCAAAAGCCACCAGCGTCAAGTTGGGTCTTCTCCTTGACGACGCCGACTTGGAAGTTTAGTTCGGTAAGCTTCTGGTCCTGAAAGGTGGCCGACATCAGGCGGTCTCGGTGATCCGAACGCCGTAGTTGTCGAGCAGGCCCGCCATCAGGTCGATGCTGGTGGTGCTGGTATTGATGACGAGGGCAGGGCCAGAAGGCGGCAGGACAGTGCCGGTGCCGGCGGATTGTTTGGCTGTAATGTTGAAGGCGCCGCTGGTCTGGCGGATGAAGATATAGGTCTTCGGCGAGGCCGGCATGATGATGTTGGCGTTGCCCGTCAGGGTGCCTTGCACGAGAAGGATGGCGGCACGAGCTTGGTCGGTTGCCGCGTTGGCCGTGGTCAGGGTGGTGTCGCCGGACGAAACGCTAACGACCGCGATGCCCGCGACTGCGGTTGCAATCAGGTCGAGGTTGTTGTTCGTCTTAGTGCCCCAAGTGGTGGCGTTCTCGCCGGTCGCTTGGAGTTCTAGACGAAGGAGGGGATCATAAGTCGAGGGCATTACTTGCGCTCCTCAAGGATGCGTGTTACTTTGTCGTCAATCCTATTTAGCACAGTTGTGAGCTTATTTTCAAGATCGGAGACAACCTCTCGCGTGGCGAAGTCCTTGTTGACTTGAGCGACGTGGCCGTGGTGAAGCTCTTGGAGGTGATCGACTTTCTTTTGCACAGCCGAAATCTCCCGCTGTAAGTAAGCGCCGTAAGCCAGCAGAAGTGGCCACAGGAAGGTTGCAACGAAATCGAAAACAAGCTTGATATCCATGACACGGTCCCTACGGCGGGCTGCTTTGTGAAGGAGTCCAGACCACCCCAGTCACGAGGATGTTGGAACCGTCTTCGGTGAGGAGATAGGCGTCGTTTTCTTGAGCGAGGTAGTTGTCAAGGCTCTGAAGGGGGCGACCGTCAGGAACCTTGCGGGACTCTAGGCGTGGCCGGGGCGGCCTGTTCTGCGGGTGCTTCCGAAGATCGTAGGCGCCGTCGTAGCAGGAGGAGCAGACGACGAGGTTCGTAGATTCCTTCTTCAGTTGCCTGCGATAGTACTTCTGTCCACACCTATCACACAGCGACCAGACTTGTAAGGCCATGATCAGGAACCATAGTTGGTCTGGTCAGGGCGCCCATCAGGAACGGGCTGGAGTTCGCGGCGCGGCTTCGGCGACCTGTTTTGGGGGTGGCTCTTCTTGTCGTAGATGCCGTCGAAGCAGGAGTAGCAGACCACGAACTTGGTAGACTCTTTGCGCAGGTCCCGGCGCTTGTAGTCGAATCCGCACCTGTCGCAGACCGACCACATGTCGAGGACGGACATTAGGGCTGCCCCGAAATGGTGTTCTCAGGCGACCCGTTATATCTATTGACGGTGTCGGAGCGGCGCGCCCGGCTGGACTCGATGTTCAGGGCGGTCAGTTCCTCGTTGAGGATGCCCTGCCAAAGCGTAACGGCGCCGGCATTCTTGGTCCACGCATTGGCGTACAGCATGGTCGCCGCGAACAGGGCCGTGTCCGTATAGGTCGCAAAGTAGTTGGTCGGGTGCGCCGAACTCAGGACCGTTACACGCGGAATGTATTCGATGAGGGCCGTGGTGTTGGAGTGGGGCGTCGGCGCCAGAAAGATAGTGGCGTTGTCCTTGGGCGCGTAGTACTTGGAAGGGGCGCAGGACGTGTAGTCCGGCCAGTACGCGGTGAGGAACTCGTTGTTCTGTTCGAGCAGGTTGTTCCAGCCGCCCGTCGCGCAGACTTGGATGGACTTGAGGACGAGCAGGTTGGACGGCAGGGCCAGGGTGCGCGAGGAGGCGCTGACCGAGACCTCGGTGAACGTGATGATATTGACAGGATCAAGGCGCCGTTGCAAGTGGGACTGGGCGCGCTCGATGATGGAGGGCAGAGCCGAGACGAACTCCTCGGAGTCCTCCTCCATGTTGGCGATGACGTCGTTGGTGAGGGTGGTGTAGGTGTAGGGCATCAGCGGCCAATCCTGATGTAGACCTTGCCGCGTTCCCGGTCCTCGCGCATGGCATCCTTGACGGCCCGGTCGTATTCAAGGCGCAGTAACGTCAGGCGATTGGCGTCAACACGGGTGCCACGGCGCAGACCGATCCAGTAGGCGAGACCGTAGACGAGGGCAGGCATGAAACGACGCGGCACATCGACATTGTCGAAGGCGCGCAACGTGGACTCGGCGTTCTTCTGGATGGTAAGGACGACCGTGTAGGTCTGGTCGGGGACCGGCCACAGGTTCATCACGTTGGAGGCGCGGCGACGATCCCACCAGTAGCGGGTCGGGCGGCCAGACTGGGACTTGGTGGGGATCTCGGCCCAACGCTCGTAGCCGTCACGCTCCACGAGGATGTCGGTGGTGGAGGTGCGGATGCTGGCGACGAGGACGTCGGAGATGGTCTGGTCGAAAGTCAGAGACGAGACGGAAATGGAGACCGGGACGATGGTGGTCTCGATCTTGTGCAGAAGGACGTTCTTGTTCTGAAGGTCCGTCAGCATGTAGTCGAGGCCGCGTCGGGCGCTGATCAGTTCGTCAGCAAGGACGGGCCCGCCGCCAACCATCGCGGCAGCATCCTGCAAAAGATCATCGAACGTAGGGTCGAAGTTGGATGTGCCGCTGGTTGCCACGGTCGTTACTTTCCGTTACACCACCCCGTAGATGGTGACGAGCGGCCCGCCGCCAGCATAGGAGGTACGGACGTAGGGAACGTCAAGCTGGAAGGGAACGACCGTGCTGGCCGCGTTAGCGGACACTTCAGCAAAGGCGATCCATGGGCCGGCAGTGGTTGGCGCGGCTTCGAGGAAGATGGACGGGCCGGCAGCGGCGCTCTTCTGGACGAAGAAGGTGCGGACTGGCGTGCCGTCGAAACGGTAATCAAGGTCGATAGCGGGGCTGGTCGTAGCCGCCGACGTCGACACTTGGAAAGGGACGAGGCGAATGGCCTTGATGGCGGGCATACTGGGCTCCTATGGCAAGGAAGGCAGGACCCGCCGAAGCAGACCCTGCCGTACCTTGTTAGCCAATCACGACGTGGACGATAACGGAGCCAGCCGTGACCGCCGACGTGTCGATGGACACGATAGCCTGCACCGTGGTATCGGCTGCCAGCGGAATGGCGTTGGCCGAAACCTGGGCGCCCGTACCAGCGTAAGCGCGGCGACCGGCCGTGTTAGCAGTGGTCGCAGCATACAGGATGCCCGTCGACGTCGGAATGCCCACGCGGATATTCGTCGTGGTGTTGTCGAAGGGCGTCGTGATGTCCAGCACGCACTCGTAGAACGTGGAGCCAGTCGGAGCAACGAACAGCGGAATGGTAGTCGCCGCCGCCGCAGTGCCGGTCTTCGCCGTGTTCACGACCACCGAGTAACGGCCGGGCACCCGCGCTTCCACCAGATTGACGGCTTCGGGACCGTTCGGCTCGTGGTTGCGGATGTTAAGCGGATAGCTAAAGCTAGTCATCTGATTCTCCTCAAGGATGGAGGAAAGGGGGCCGAAGCCCCCAATCCATTAGGTGGAACCAGACGAACCGTACCACTGACGCCAGTCGGACCAGCCGAAGCTGTAACGCTCACGGGCCTTGTAGCGCATGTTGCCCGTCAGGAAGTCCACATCGTCCTTCGTGGCGAGCGGGGCACGCACAAACATCTTGGTGCCGTTCGGCACATCCGTGCGGATGAACCAAGCGTTCGGGTCCGTAAACCGGTGGTTAACAGTGTAACCACGGGAGAACAGGCCCATGTCCTTCATGGCGTTCGTGTCGTTGTCCGCAGTGCCGACCCGGAGATCCGAGAACAGAATGCGGTGCGCAACGAACTGGTTCTGCGGCGCGATGTGGAGGCTAACGGCGCGAGCGCCGATCAGCAGGCCACGGTCGTCCTTGGTCAGGCCGATGTTAATCAGCGCAGCCTCAAGAGCCGTTTCGGACAGGTCGGTGCTGACCCGGTTGGACTGGTTGCCCGCCGCGAGCGTCGGGTGGTCAGTCGCAAACAGGGGCTTGCCGTCGCCGCCAGCGTAGAGCGAGCTAGCGGAGAAGCCGTTGTTGAAGACGTTGGCGGCCTTGACCTGCTTGGCATTCGCCATCGCGCGGCCCATGGCATTCGCCTTCATCTTACCGGTCGTACCATAGAGGTTGTCCTCGATGGCCTCTTCCGTGATGGCGAACGCCATCGCAACGGTCTCGTGGGTGTAGCGGCTCGTCCAAGCTTCCGACGCGGTGTCGAAGAACACCTGATCGCCTTCCGACTTGACCGGGGCCGTACCGAAGCCCGTCATCAGCACTTCTTCTTCGAACGAGCGATCCGACTTCTCAACGTCGAAAAGCGGGGTATGCTCGTTGTCGATGCTCTTGTAAGCAACGCCGAAGATCGCATTGAGGCCGGGGATAAGCTGCTTCGCAAATTGCGCGCGAGTCAGAATAGTCATTTCTTATATCCCCCTATTAAGCCGCAGAGACCTGCTGGAGGATCGGGCCATTCAGCTTGACAACCAGCACCGGGAACGGATCGCCCCAAGCGTTGTCAGGAATGTTGGCCAGACCCACAAGCTTCACCGCCGTGTTGACGGCAGAGGTGCGGGAAGACGCCTGAAGCGCGTAACGCGAGGTCCCGTACACGGAATCCACGTCGCCACCAGCAGCCGTCACGTTGAAGTTGAGACCCAGATCGCCGGCCGTCACCGAGGCATTCGCCTGGATCAGGAACAGAGCGAAGGGGTTGTCCACGACATAGGCCGTCGGGCGGTCGGAACCGTCGAACAGGCCAGCCGAAGACGTGTCGGCGGGGATCGAGTTGCGAAGCTGCGGCTGCTTCGTGGTCGGATCGACCCAAGCGAAACCGGTAGCAACGCCGAGCAGCGGACCATCGCCGCTAGCACCAGCCGAAGTGATGACGCCACCCGACAGCTTGACCGGAGAACCCTTGCCGAGGTCCGGGCAGTTAGCGCCGTTGGGAAGCGGATAAGCGCGGACCTCGTTGCCATGCGTGCCGAGGGCAGCAATGGCGCGGAGACCGAACGGTGCGAAAGAAACGGGCACCTTATCCTCCTTTGTTTGTTATCCGAATGAGGGACGTCGCCCCCGGGAAAAGCGTTTGGTACTTTCGTTGGCAAACCGCTGCTGCCGGCCTGTACTGTCGTCGTAGCTCACCGTCTTCATATCGAAAGCCTGCTCCGCTTGAATGGACCGGTCTTCGGCCCACTTCTGGATGGCTTCCGCCTTACGTCGAGGCAGCTTCGCAAGAACAAGGTCGCCGTTGATGGCAGCGCCCGCCAGTGCGGAAATCTTACTTTCGAGCCCGGGGAAAACGTAACCGGCCGGAACTTCTTCCAGCGGGACGAATGCCCACCCTTCTCGCATGCGCTGCGAAATGTTATTGAAGTCGTCCTGATCCCCATTCCTAAACCGGACCCAGCGATAAGCGTACTGGTCCTCGTCAGGCATGGGAGGGATTTCTAGCGCATTAGGAGGATTATACTCTGATTCCAAGGAATTTTCAAGAGGCTCGTCAACGGCGTTGCCGGCGAGGTTGCGCTTGGCAGGCATTACAGAATCTCCGTATACTGGCTGGTGGTCTGGGCAGCACGTTCGGCACGGGCCTTTTCACGTGCGTAGTCCTCGACGCTGATGCCAAGGTGGTTGGCCATGTCGCGGTCGGCCTGGGTGATGGTGACCCGGATCTTGCCCGGGGTAGTGGTGGGAGCCGACCGGTTCTGGATGGTCGGGTTAGCGGCGGGCTGACGGGCCGGGGCCGGTTTGCCGCCCAGTTTGGCCGGGAACTCGGTCTTGAGGCGCTTGTCCAGTTCCTCGAAGTAGTCCGGGTCGTCAGGCGCAAAGCCGTCCGCAACCATCTGCTGGTCGATGATCCGGGCGCCGGCAGTCAGGATGGGGTCCTTGTTGAACCACGTCTTGTTGCGCTCGTACCACTCGACGGCAGCCGGGGAGGGAGCCTTGCGGGCCGGCTGGCTAGGCGCGGTCTGCGCGGTCTGCTGCGGGGTGTCCGACCCAGATTGCTGAGTCGGCTTCGTAGGGATGGCGCGCCGGTCCCTCTCAATCTGCTGCTTCTCGGCAGCGAGGGTCGCCATCTTCTGCTGGACCTCGAAGATCTTCTCGCGGTCACCGGAGTCGAAGGCTGCGTCGAAGTCGCGGCGCAGAGCCTGCATCGAGGCATCGATGCTCTTGGCGTACAGGTCGAAGCCGATAGCGGCGCCGTCGTTGGCGTCCTGTTCGAACTTCTTGGCACGCTGCTCGGCTTGGGCCAAACGGGCTTGCGCTTCGGTCAGTTGTTTGGCATAAGCGTCCCGTTGGGCCTTGAGCCGCTGGCTCCGGGTCAGCTTCTTAGAGCGTTCGCCAGAGGGGGCTTCAGGCGTGACATCGTCTTCTTCGTCTTCTGGTTCAGGCTCTGGAGCCTTGGCCTTGACGGGAGCGACGGGCTCTTCTACGATCTCGGTCTCAGGCGCTTCGAGGCCCTCGTGAACGATCTCGATATCAGAAGCAGCATCGGCATCGGAAGCCTTGCCCGGGTTGTCCAGGTCAAGTTCCTTGTAACCACCTTCACTCATGGGAGTTTATTCCTTGAAATTGGCGTCGAGGTACTCGGGCTTGTCGACCACGAGTTCGATGGAGGACGCCTTGATCAGGAGGAGCTTCACGCCCTTCCACCAGATTTTCTGGCCGGCGAACTTGGCGTAGACGATGTAATCGCCGGGCTTGACCCACGGGCCCTTCCGGTAGATGTCTTCGTCCACGAATGCCAGTTCGCCAAGGGCGAGAACGCGGCCTACCGTGTTGAGGTATTCCCGGTCTTCTCGGAACGTGTCGGGAAGCAGGATTCCGCCAGCGGTTTTGCGCCGAATGGGCACGGGCCGGACAAGAATCCCCACGCCGGGAATCCTAGGCAGCGGGCTCGGATCAGGAATTTCTTCCTGGGAGACCCACTGGTCGTTGGTAATCGCCCCATCCATGGGCGCACGAGCGGTAATCATCAGTCCCTTTCTTCCACAGGAGTTTGCTCGAAGAGGTCTTTGAGGATAGTCACGGCAAGACCTAGGCCGTGTATGGTGCCGCAAGCCTTCGCATATTCGTCGTAAGACTTGGCGGCGCCCCGGGCTAAGGCATCCTTTTCCCGGTCAATACGTTTCTGGACTTCTGCTGCGTACTCTGATAGTAGTCTCATACAGCCCCTTGGTTAGCCCTCTGTGCTAGGGTTGCAGCTTGAAGATCCGCTAGTTTGGCCGAACTATCAAGTATTTTTCCAGAAGCTGCGATCTGGTTCTTTTTCTTCTTGTCCTCCGAGTCGAGCAGCATGGAGGCTTCCTTCAGATCCAGTTCGCGGTTCTTGAGGGCGATCTGGGCAGCTTCGCGAACATCCTGCGACTGGATACGGGCGGCCGACAGGGCAAGCTCCTGCTTGTTCAGTTCGACCATCTGCTGCTCCACAGTGGGGCCAGCGCCGCCCATGCCCGACTGGGCCGACATCATCAGAAGCTGGGTAGCGATCTGGGCCTGCACGTTCTCGTCTTGGATGGGCATGCCCATCTGCTGGGCCAGAAGCGCCGCCTGCGCCACGAACATCAGCACCTTGTGTTCGGCAATATTAGAGTTCAGAAGCTGGAGGCCAACGGCGATAGTCGGGTCGTTGGTGCCCTGCATCTGAGGCGACTTCAGGAAGGCTTCCTTCACCGCAATGTGCGCAGTGTGGTTCTGACCCAGTTGCGCCTTGATGGGCTTGCCCGTCATAGCCGCTTGGATTTCGGTCAGCGGGTCCGCACTGATGGCCTTGGCAGCCGGATCGATCAGCAGCTTATCGATGTTCTCGGTGCCCATGGCATAGTAAAAGCGACGCAGCGCCTCGTTCATGTCGTGGAGTTGCGGGAAGCGGGCCGCCATCTCCAACTCGACTTGGGCCCGAGCGACACGCTGCGACTCCGTCATGGCGTTGGGGTCAGAGGCCGGCAGCACGTCGACGATGGACGGGTCGAAGTCCGTGCGCCGAACGTACTGGTTCTCGGAGTTGACTACGAAGTTGACAACGTCCGGCAGGTTCTCGAAGTTCAGTTCCCCGATCAGCTTCAGGAACTCGCCCTGGCTCTGGTGGAGGCGCTTGTGGATCGAGGAGTAGAAGCGTTGCGACGTCTCAAGGAGGGCCAGCGTCGTAGCGACAGGGCCGTAGTTGGAGGCGCCAGCCACCACCTCGTCGGCAGCATCGGCAAACTTCTGGCCGCTGTCCACCATGAACTTGAGCAGCGTGAGCAGGGTCTGGGAGGGTTCCTTGGCCGGCAGCGGCACGAACGCCTTCGACAGTTCCTCGGGCGACAAGTTGACGTCGCGCCATTCGCCGAAACCGAGAGGGGTGTCGGAGTCGGAGAACTTGGCGTCCTGCGACTTGAAGCCGGCCTGCCAGTTGGCGAACTGCCCCGAGTCCACCAGCGAGCGCAGGGCCACGGTAGCGGAAGCGGCGAGGTCGCCGATCAGGTGGACGTAGCCAAGGGACCAGAAGCCAAAGGCCGGGATGCAGTGGTCGACCGTGTACCAAATGCGCTTCTGAAGGGCAGCATCGCCTTCACGCCAGTTGCGCTTGATGGAGTAGACGTTGCCCGTCTTCGTGTTGAAGTGGACGATGTAAGGAGCAGAGCCGCCCTCGGGCAGGAAGGGGTCAGCGCCTTCGAGGTCGAGGTAGCAGTGAGCCTCGCCGACCGTGAAGCCCTTGCGCTCAAGGGACAAATCAAAGCCTTGGGCGCGGGCGATGGCCTCGGTGATTTCGTTGGGCTCAAGGGTTTCTTCGGAGTCGTTCTCGTCCGGCTTGATGAAAGTCCCGCTGTCCACGAGGTTCTTCATCTTGCGGGGCGAGAGTTCCATCACCTCGATGTACTCTTCGGCGTCCTTGAGGTGGGTCGCGGCCGGGTCGATATAGAAGTTTTCGGCGTAAACGACGGCCGGGTCAGGTGTGCCAGTGGTGGCGTTCCAGCCAGCCTTGCGGATGCCGACGCCCATGAAGCCAACGCGGAACAGGTTGCGCTCCAGATCGGAGTAGAAGCCGGCCACCTGATCCACGAGTTGGTGGTTCATGTAGGACTTGACGCGGGCGGCAGCCTGTTCGCGGGTCGGGTCGGTGTAGCCCAGAATGCGGGTACGGACAGGGCCGCGCGCAGGCCACAACTCCTGAATGGCCTTGGCCTGGAACTTGACCACGTTCTCGATCAGGAGGGGGTGGACCGCCGTGCAGGCCCCGTCGACCTCAGTGTTGCCCTCGCCTTCCGTGTTCAGGCCAAGCCACTGGATGCCCTTCTTGATCTTCTCTTCCCACTGTTGACGGGAGTTCTTGAAGGAGGTATGGACGTCTTGGCGCTGGGAGCCGATGTCGTCGACGACGGCTTGGTCCAGCATAGGGACAAGGTTGGCCCCGAAGGACATGTCGACCTCGATCACTTCCTCGTCGGGAATGACAATGAGGGTTTCCTCCGAGAACTCGAATTCGAGTTCGGGGTTGTCGTCGGCGAGGATCGGGTTATCGGACATTGGTCACTTGGCTCCAGTAGCTACGGAAGGGCTTGCGCCGGCTGGCGCGGTCAGGCTTGCTGACGGTCTCTTGGGTCAGTTCATAACGACGACGCAAGTAGAGGAGCGCCATGACCATGGCGTCGACCGAGTCGTCATGGGCGCCCTTGGGGAATTCCAAAGCCTCTTGCAGCAGTTCGGCGGCGTACTTCTTCTTGAGAGGTATCCAAACGCGCTGCCGCTCGATAATGCCTGTAACTGCATGAGCGCGGGCTAGCTTATCACGATCAGGCTGGAAAGGCAATACCGGCAGCTTGTTAAGCTTCAAGTCTTGTATGAGGGACTGGCCGGAAGCCTTGTTCTCGATTACCATCTTGTCCGGCCTGAAGAGGTCATGTTGCTCTTTGGCAATGGTGCGGAGTTGGGGGAATGTCCACCGGCCCCTCACCTGGTTCAGGAGGATGGCGTTGGGCTCCTGATATTCGTAGCCTTGGTCATCGGTGTAGGAAAGGTGGAAGATGCCCCAAGTCTGGATGACGGAGTAGTCGGCCGTAGCCTTGGTGCTGAAGGCCGTGTCGAGGGTCTGGATGATCTCGTCGCACTCGGGGGGTTCTTCTTCGTCCCAGTCCTGAAAGTCGTCCTTTGTGAAGACGTTGCCGTCGTCCCCGACCGGGGTCTGCATGTACAGGGCGCCCCAGTCAGAGCGGGCAAGGCTCTCGCGGGTGGCCGTCAGGTCCTCCATGGTGATGTATTCGGGCCAGTAGGACGTGCCCTCGGGCAGCATCAGGTAGTCGGCTGCGGCCTTGTCGAGGATGGCCGGAATCGATATGACTTCCCACTGGTCGACTTTGGCGTTGCGGGCAGCCTTGTCGAGCAGGAAGCCGGAAAGGTCCCGGACGTGCCAGCGCGTATTCACCAAAATGATCCGGGAGTCGGGCAGCTTACGGGAGCGGAAACCGGGGCCGTACCAGTTGTTGACCCGTTCGCGCTCGGTGTCGGACTTGGCGGTCTGTTCCGAGAGGGGGTCGTCGAGGATGCCCAGATTAAAGCGGTAACCGGCGATGGACTTGCCCGCGCCTGCTGGGAGGAAGGAGCCGCCGGAGGTCAGCTTCCAGCCGGTGACGCCAGACATGTCGTCGCGGATCTGGACGCCGGGGAAGATTTCGAGGTATTCGGGGGAGCGGAGCAGGTCCCGGATGCGGCCCGAACATTCGACCGCTTTGTCGGTGGTGTGCGAAATCCACATGATGCGCCACGTCGGGTTGCGGCCAAAGGACACGCGGCGAACAGCATGAGGAGGACGGACTTCATGGAACCCGGCGGCAAAGCCAGCATGAGACGGGCGACTGAGCCCTCGTCAACGTCTTCGAGGGTAGCGGCAATGGCTTCGATGTGGCGCCCGTCGCGGTAGTCATTACCGTCCAACATAAGGTGAGCTAGCAACTTGACGAAGACGTAGAAACGGTCTTGCGCCTCGATGACGGCCTTCTGGTGGAGGGCCTCTGCTAGCTCTGCCTTGAGTTGGAGGAGAGCGTCCTGACTAGTTGATGCGGAGTTTGCGCTCAAGGTCCGGCTCGGCTTCACGCAGGATGGCAGTCAGTTCCCCGATCCGCGTGTCCAGTTCCTCCTTGGAGTGGACGGTGCGGTGGGTGATTTCCTTCTTGTCCACAAACATGCCCAAGTACTTGGCAAGGTTCTCCATGGCGCGGTTGGCGTTGGTAAAGTCACCGGTCTGCATGGCTGCCGTGGCAATGTCGTTGAACCACTTGACGACGTCTTCGATGTTGATCTTCATGCGGGCTTTCTCCTCGATTTCGAATGCGGTCACTAGATCGTGGAAGTGCGGAAGGGCCAAGTTCTTGTTGGCGATGCGGAGCAGGATGTTGTAGTTGTTGGTGTCGTAGCCGGCGAGCCGGGCCGCACCGCACTTGTTGGTCCGGCCGTTCAGGGCGTACTGGCGAGCGAACTCCACCTGCTTCGGGGTCAGGTTCTTGAAGCGTTCCACCTTGTCCCAATGCGCGTGCCACGTCTCGCGGAGTTGGTCCTTGATGGAGCGGATCGCCTCGACGTGCTGCTTGGTGACGGCTCGCTTAGGCTGGTGGATATTAAGTTCCCGTAGTTCGCGACGGTACTGCCGTTGCCGCATGCCTTGCGAGAGGCGGTTGGGCTTGCGCGCACGATCCGCCTTCTCCTTTCGCACAAGGTGGTCCGGCTTGGGCTTCGTCGAAACTACGGGAACGTAGGGCTCGTCAGGCTTCTTTTTGCTCATGTGCGGCTGTATCCTCCTCGTCGACGCGGACGATGGAAATGCGGGACCGACCCTTCTGCGTCACGCTGCTGGAACGCCCGGCACTATAAAAGCGAAGGCCGTGACGTTCGAGGGCAGGGCGAATGCGCCGGAGTTCCGCAGCAAAGCTGTGGGAGGTCTGCGGCAGCTTCTCGCGGGGGCCGATGTTCATTTCCAACTGGCCGATCAGGTCCGAATAGGTTCCAGAGAACTCCTTTTGCTTTTCCATCATACGCAGCATAGCAGAGGCCATGCCATGGAACTCCAGCATGTGGCTCTCGGCGGCAGACCGGTTCCGCTTATAGACTTCCATGAGGCGACCCTCCGGCCACCCAAAGGACTTCTCGGCAGCTACGGCCCACACCGCAAAGGCAGACATGCGGGGCTTTTCAGCCAGCACCACATTACCATAGTTCTGCGTAGCAATCAACGCAGCATTCATGAGGGAGCCCAGCAACTGGGCATGGTTGGCGTGGAAGGCATCCCAGAACTCGCTGTCATCCCGGCGGAACTTGGGATCGATGCGGGGCAGATGCACATGGATGGAGCGGTCCACAAGGTCGCCCCTCTCAACGACGTCAGGGATGCCGTTCATGGCAACGGGTCGGCAGACGCGGACAGCGGACTCCTCGGCATTGGTATAGAGGGCTCGACCGCCTTGGGCTCCGGTGCCAGTGCTGATGACACAGAGGGCGTCGGACATCTTGTTGGTGATGTGCGACACGTTGTCGAAGGCGAGGACGAAGGAGTTGCGGACCATGGCTTGCAGGTCGCGCTGGTCCTCGGGCGGGGTGCGCATGTCGAGTGCGTGCGGGTCGATGATGCGGCGCATCAGACGCAGGATGGTAGACTTGCCGGAGCCCTGCTCGCCCGAGATGGTGAGGACGGGGTAGGGACCTTCGGGGCGCAGGCAGCCCAGAATCCATGCCACAAGGAGCATGAGCGTGTCGTCATCGGCGGCCACGAACTGCTTCAGAAGGCGCGGGAACTCGGATGCTGGGACGGAGAGGTCGGGCTCGACGAGGGGCAGCATGCCGGCGCCGCGAAGCATACGGATGTGGGTAGGGCCGCCCGGGACCTTGGTGATGCCGTTGGCGCTGATGTGCCATGCGTCGTTGGCGTCGTTGCCAATGTCGAGGTACAGGTCGCCAAGCTTGCCGCCGACGCGGATGTAGTCCTTGACCTTCTGGCCCTTGGAGCGTACCCAATGCGAGAAGTAGGTCTGGGCCGCACTGGACAGGTCGCCGTTGGGCAGGTGCCCGGCCGTGTCCACGCAAAAGGCGCTGAACCAACCACGGAAATCGCAGTGGCCGGCGGGCGCGATGGACAGGGTGCGGCGGATGCCGGCTTCGGTGTAGTCGAGGAACAGGCGGCCGTCTTCGGTGGTCCACGGCGTCAGGTGAAGCTTCGCGTCGTTGAGAAGCTGGACGCGGTTGATCTTGTCGCTCATGGCTGCTCCTTGGTTAGGAGCCCACTCTAGCCGGGGTGAAAAAGGAATGCAAGCAGATTCTCACCTTCCTCACTACACCACAGTCCACGTCGAGCCGGACGGCACTTCGACGGTCACGCCCGTGGCAATGGTGACAGGACCAAAGGTACCAGCGTTCTTGCCGGACGGAATGGAATAGGATACCGAGACGACCGTGTCGTTCAAATAAAAGGCTTGGTTGGTACCACCGCCCGTTGCTCCACCTCCGCCGCCGATTGCACCCCACGTCGCAGAGGTGTAGCCTTCGAAGGTGTTGGAGCCGCTGTTGAAGCGGATGATGCCGGGTGTCGGCGAACCGGGCCGGGTTGCGGTGGTGCCGGAGTGGACGAGGAGGCCGGAGGAGCCGGTGAAGTTGACGGTGCTGGTGACGACGAGGCCGCCGACAACGCTGACACCGATCTGGTCGGCCGAGACTGCAACGGCAAGCTGACCGGTCATGCGGTCGCCTGCGCGGAGGACGCGGAGGGAGGTCGCTGCCGAGACTGCGTTGATGGCTACGGTGTTGACGGAGACCGCAGCGGAGACGGTGCTGACTCGAATTTCGAGCGCAGAGACCACATTATTAATGGAGGTGATCGCGGCGGCATTCGTGACACCGGCAGCCGAAGCAGAGCTAACGCGGATTTCGAGAGCCGACACGACGTTATTGACGGACGTGATGGCAGCGGAGTTGGTGACGCCCGTGGCGGAAGCGGCACTGACGCGGATTTCGAGAGCAGAGACTACGTTGTTGATAGAAGTGATAGCGGCAGCATTGGCAACGCCGGTAGCAGAAGCGGCGCTGACGCGAATCTCAAGGGCAGAGACGACGTTGTTGATCGAAGTAATGGCTGCTGCATTGACGGAAGTACGGGCCGAGACGGCAGCAAGCTGGATGTTGAGTGCGGAGATGGAGGCTTGCGCGTTGATAAGGGCCGGGGAGTTGGTCCAGACCTTGGCGCTGACATTGTAGACGAGGACTTCGCCGTCGGCGAGGGAGGTGCTGGTAGAGGTTTTGACGTCGTGGAGTTCGCCGAGTTCGTAGCCGTTCTGGACCTTGACGTAGATGGAGCCTGCGCCGACAGAGCCGCCCTTGACGATATAGCCCATCTGGACCAGATGCTCGGGTGCTTCGGGCTTGGTGGGCGTCAGTTCGCCAGCCGACACCGGGGACAGATATACGATGTCGCCATCGGAGTAGCCGAGGGTGTTGACGTTCCTGATGAGGCCGTCGGTTGCGACGTAGCCGGAGTTGTTGACGGAGACCGTCTCCAGCATGATGCCGAAGATGGTCATGCTGTCGGCGTCGCTGTCAGCCTGGGCAAGGGCACCTGTAAGGCGCTGGCCTTGGGCACCAGTGACACGAACAGCCTTGCCCTTGGGCAGGGTGACGCCACTGTTGTTGTAGACTTGGGCGACGGTGCGCTGGCCGATCAGCAGGTTGACGGTGCCGGTCAGGCCCAGATCGAGAGTGCCCGACTCGATGTCCCACGTCAGACGGCCCGGTGTAGGCGCGTAGCTGGTCGTGGTGTTGAAGTCGATGTACTGGACGTTGGTAAGGTGATCGCCGTTGCGGAAGGCTTTGAGCGAGACCACGGCGTTGACGGAGGTGATGGCAGCCGAGTTAGCGGCGCCGGTTGCGGAGGCCGCACTGACGCGGATCTCAAGCGCGGACACCGCATTGTTAATTGAGGTGATTGCCGCCGCATTGGCAGCCCCGATAGCCGAGACTGCGCTGACGCGGACTTCGAGAGCCGAGACGATATTGTTGGTAGAGGTGAGGGCAGAGCCGAGCGATACGACGGCTGCCGACGCGTTGCTGACCCGGATTTCAAGGGCCGAGACAACATTGTTGATGGATGTAATGGCTGCTGCGTTGGTGACGCCGGTAGCAGAGGCCGCGCTGACGCGGATTTCTAGGGCGGAAACGACGTTGTTTACGGAGGTGATTGCGGCAGCGTTGACGGAGGTGGCGGCCGAGACGTCGTTGACTTGGACTTGCAGGGCGCTGACGGAGGCCGAGACGTTGGCTACGCGGATTTCGAGAGTCGAGACGCGGGATTCGAGAGCGACGAGGGCCGAAACGTCGATGGCCGCGAGCGCCGAGTTGATAGCGGAGATGGAGGCTTGGACCTGCACCACCGCAGAAGAAAGCGCCGAGACGACTGCATTGGTGCTGACGACGGCCGCAGAGACAGCGTCGACGCGCCCCGAGAGGGTGTTGACAGTGTTGTTGATAGAGGTGATAGCTGCGGCGTTAGCGAAGGCGACTGCCGAGACCGTGGCGATGTTGACAGCGTTGGCGGAAGTCGCAGCAGAGACGGTGTCGAGGCGCGAGGAAACTGCCGCGATATTCGAAGAGAGCGTGCTGGTGGCGAAGATGGCGACAGCAGAGACGGTGGTCTGGAGGGTGCCGCTATTCTGCACAATAGGCAGAAGCTCGACGCCCGTAAGCGGACCCGCCGTCGTAAGCTGCGAGATCTTTTTCGGGTCAGCCATTCAGGCTAGCCTACTCCGCAGGAGCAATCGTGAGTTCACCCGCCGCCACCAGAGCCATGATGTTCTGGTAGTCGGTGTTCGCCGGGTCGAGCGGCACAAAGCTGGTCACGCCGTTGATGTCGCAGCGGATCGTGGCAGGGCCGGTGATAGAAGATGGGATGTGTTGGGCGTTCTCATACATGGCCTAAAGCTCCGCACTAAACCGGCCAGTAGCTTCGGAAATAAAGCCGCCACCCGCAGACCCAACAGATGAATGTTGGAAGTGCTCGTTGCCGGTGGCGACAACCGTAGCTCCGGTTGTGTTGATATTTGACGTTGAAACAATCGAAACTGTTGGCGTCGCTCTCATAGTGACTGAGAGCTTTGCTCTATATGTGTTGGTGGTGCCGGAGCCAGTGACCGCACCCATTATGGTATCTACAACCTGAAAATACCTCTGGCACAGCATTAGTTCCTGCCCGTACTGCCTGCGCTCAAACGGCGTGGCGACGGTGCCGACTTCGAGTTGGACGCCGGTTAGGTAGAAGGTCGAGTTGAGCGTGCCTATGACCGAAACAGCGCCGGTCGCGGAAAGGAAGTTGCTACCCGCCCAAGCCCCAGCGGTGCCGCTGAATGTGCTGCCAACGCCAAGGCCGAAAAACACCCACAAGCCAGCGGCATTGTCGGTAGCCCAAGTTCCGGTCGTGTCGCCGGAGACGGTCACAGTCTTGTACTCAAAGGTGTTCGCTGAGTTGATAGTGTAGGTAAACGGGTAAGCCCTGTTAGCAGCCCCGTTCCGGAGCGAACCGCCAAACGTGCCCGTCAGAGAAGACCGCACCCAAAAGGAAAGCGTGACGGTCTGTGCGCCAGCCGCCCCCCATCCAAGGTCGGCAACATTAAAGCCTTCGATGGCCTGCCCCATATAGACATACTGACTAGCGCCGAGAGATGCGTCGGCAGTTGTGGTCGTAAACAGCAGGGAGTTGGTAAAGCCTGCCGGGGCTGTTGTTGACCGCTGAACACTGCAAACGCCATCGGTCTGCTCGTCCACAAACCACCTGTCCATGGTGTACGCAGACGAGTTGTTGATAGAGACGCTCGCCCCAGCATTCCGCTGGTCGATCCGCATGTCCCCATTGATGATGCGGTTCCGCAGGAAGGACGAGCCCATCACCGCCGTGCCTACGAACGTCGTGTTGCCCGAGGTGTCGAGGACGATGTTGTTCGACGCAGAGGCGGCGTTCTTGAGGTTGGTTGCCTGTAGGGTACTCATGCTGGCATCCCCAGTGCGGTCTTAATTTCGTCGGGCGTTGCCGCCGCGTCGATCTCGGTTTGCATGACAGCGTACTTGGCCCGGATGGCAGCGCGAGCCGCTTCGGCTTCAGCCTCAACCGTGCCGGGCAGGCGCTTGGCGATGGCGTCATCGTGCGGCGCGAACTCAGCAGCGCGCATCTGACGGCGCATGTCGTGCGCGATCTGCTTGGCCTTGTTCACGTTGATCGTGATCATTCGGCGTACTCCCATGCGCCACGGAAGGTCCGGTCGGTCGGGATGTCCGCGACGCTGACGATCTTCCAGGGCTTACCGGGCGGCACGTCCTTGGCGGCAAGGGCCTCGATGGTGTTGCCTTCTTGGGCGAGCCACTCGGGGGCCGGGATGATGACTGCAACGCCGCCTTCGTCGGTCTTATATGCGATGCGCTGATCGGTCATTGTTCTGGGCTCCTATCAGCGGAAGATGGCGACTTGAACTGCGTCATCGTCGCGAGAATTGTTGGCAAAATCTGTAAGTAGCAAACCAATCGAACCAGTCGCTCTTGTGCCGCTACCGTTGAGAATGGCATTGCCTACCCCAGCGATGTTTTCGCCGCCAAACACCGCACAATAATTTACATCTGGCATTGCTGTGGTGAAGTTCACCGTGTAGTTGCCCACAGCATTGTCCGTAATGCTGCTGACGTTGCCGCTGGCCCTAATTGCCACCGTGCCGGTGCCGTTGAAGTTCACCCAAGCCCGGCAGCCATAAGCCACCGCGACAGAACCGTAGCCGGAGTTGAACAGGAAGTTGCTCGACGCGTCGAACTCACCAACCTGCACGCCACCTTCGGCAAAGCCGATGCGATCAGCGCCGGGGAAATACATCCCGGTGTTGGTGTCGGTGCCCTGCACGGCAGGCGTTGCGGCAGAGCCGTCCGTGCCGCTGATGCCGGTGGAGCCGTTCAGAATGAGGGGCATTATCGGGCCTCCACAGCGTCAAGCTGCTCTTGCGTCGGACGAGGCAGCGTCGGGTGGTTCCAAGCGGCGATGTAGTCGCCACGGCCATCGCTGTCGTTCTGAAGGCGGATGACGGTTAGGAAGTCCTGCGTCACCAGCGTGGGGTAGATCGCGATGATCTTGTCGTAGAGGGTCATCATGCAGCCCTCACGAGGAATGCCTGGAAGTAGCTGTTAGTCCCGCCGCTACCTTCGACGCTCAACGTGCCGCCAGAGTCTTGGTATGCGTACAGCTCAACATAATCGCTGGAGCCGTTAAAATAAACCAAAGCGGAGACAGCCGCCGCTTGGCCCGAACTCGCGGCACTTCCAGACTGTGTTCCGCGCTTAAACTCAGAGCCGTTCTTGTATATTGCAGCAATAAGAATAGCGGCGGCGCCCGTCATTTTAACTTCGCCGTTAATTTGATAATACCCAGCGACTGTTGGGGTAAAGCGATGGTTTGTGGCGTTGTCGTAGTTGGAGTTGGTATCAAACTCTTCAGTGTTCGCTTGAACTTTTGTCCAAGTGGCGGTGTTGGCCGTTTGGTTCGTGCTGCGGTACGCGCTGAACGCAGGCCCATTGCCCGCCACGCCAGAGGCCATCATGGCCTGCGTGACGACGCCCGTGCTGCCCGTGGTGACGACAGTGCCCGTATTCGCCGGGATGGTCGCGGTGAAGGTGCTGGCTGTGACGGGTACGTCGAGGGTGACGGAGCCGCCGCCGGAGGAATTGAGCTTCAGGGGCATGTCAGACGATTGTCCATGTGGAACTGGCAGGAACAGTGACAGTAATGCCGCTGTCTACCGTGATGGGACCGAAGCTGCCGGAATTGAATCCGCCAGGAATGCTGTAGTCAGCGGTGACAGTCTGACCGTTGTTCCAGAAGATCTGGTCAGTTCCACCGCCAGCCGCACCGCCACCAATGCCACCCCACGTCGTACCATTGTAGCCCTCGAAGGACGCCCGGTCCGTATTGAAGCGCAGGTAGCCGGCCACGCCCGTCGGACGCTGAGTAGAGGTGCCGACCGGAATCAGGATGGCGTCGGTGCCGGAGACCGCGAACTGCACAGCAGGCGTGCTAGTATTGACGCCGACGCGGCCGTTGACGACGAGGGCGGCGCCGCTCACCGAAACGAAGACAGGGATCTCGGCGGCCGACTGACGAATGTAGGTGGCCAGAACCGAAAGCTGAACGCTCCTGGAAGCGCCGCCCCTGTTGATTTCGAACTGATCCGTAGCCGACGCGGACGTGGCCGTCGTTAGCTGCGAAATCTTATAAAACGGCATTAATACTGCCTCCGTCTAGCGGAAGAGTATAACATACATCGGCAGGACAATCAAGCCGTTCCACATGTAGCGAGCCTTTCGAATCAGGTAGTTACTCATCAGGGTCGGCCTCGGGGGTTTCGTCGTCGCCGAAGACAGCATCGAATGCGGTGTCGACCATGCCCTTGATCAGGCTCCTCGAAAAGGGTATGGACGTCATGCCGAAGGACGTGTCGTCCTCCCACGCAATAAGGACAGCGCGGGGCGACTTGGCTAGGACACGCGAGATGGCTTCCAGAAGCCGCCGGTCGATGTCGGTAGCCTCTAGGAAGTCCTGAATAGCTGAGTCCCGGTCGGCGGCCACGGCGCCAGTTACTCCTCTAGTTCGTCGAGGAACCCTTCAAGCGGGTCAGCTTCGTCGTCTTCTTCGTCTTCGGCCTCGGCCGCCTCCATGATCTCCTCGATCAGGTCCTTGGCAGCAGCCGCAGCGTCCGCGATGTTGGTAATTTCGAACTCTTCGAGGTAGTCGGGCTCGTCATCGTCGGATGCGACCGTGAAAACCCAGACGCCGTCGTCGTATTGCACCGTAAACTGCATGCCAAAGGTCCCAAAAGCTGAAGGCCGATAGGAATACTACCCTACCGGCCCCCAGAAGTCAAGCGTCTAGCGTGCGGGCGGCTACTGCCCTGAGAACATTTGCCTTTTGCTCTTCAGAATAGGATCGCCAGCCAGCAATTTCTTCAAGACTACGCCTGCAACCAGTGCAAAAATGACCAGCAGGGGTAGCAAAAGCACTACATTCTCCACAACACGGGCTCCTTACCTTAGCGGATGGGGCAGGCGCCGGTCGCACACTCGCTTCCGGTGTCAATTTCGAACTCCTGTTCGTCCGTTTCGGCCTGCGTAGCCCCTTCCAGCGGCTTCAGCGTGTCCGCGTAGGCCCGGAAGGTCTCTTCGTCCACCACTTCCTGTGGCAAATACAGGTAGCCGAGGTCCTTGGCGGTCTTGGTGGGGTCAGTCCGGTACAGGAAGCTGACACCAACGTAGTTATCCCAGTTCTTATGCAGCCATTCCGCCGAAGCAGCCGCCTCTTCAGGGCTGTAGCTGATGGTGACTGAGCAGTTATGGTCCACGTAGTTGTCCATCAGCAGCTTGTAGCGGTCCAACTGGGTGACGGCCGGCTCCAGATTCACGAACTTGCCATCGACTTCGTCGAACTTGACGTTCTCATAGGCGACGGGGAACGTGACCAGAACGGCATCCGGGCTGGACGGGTCCTGAAAGACGCGATAGTTGGCGGCGATCAGCTTCTCGACGTAGGGATCATGCTTCGAGAACCGGACATTATTGAAGATGTACTTGCCCAGCGGCTTATGCACACCTTCGGTGGTGTCCATGATCTTGGATAGGGTGCCCGACGGCTTGACCGTAGTAACCGCCTTGGGGCGGGGAAGGCCCAGTTCGTCAGCCATTTCGAACGCCGCACCACGTGCAGCATCCCGCAGGTTCATCCAAGCCAGCGCGTCGTCGGCCCGATCCCACTCGGCAACGCCCGTCACGCCCACGCCGCACAGGCGCAGGAACTCGTTGTTCTCGTGCCAAGCCCGCTGAAGCACGCCGTCCACCAGATTGACGCAGGTCTGGCGGTAGTTGGCGCGAGCCAAAAGCTGCACAGTACGCCACAGCTTACGGATGTTCTTGCCGTTGAAGTGGCTCAGATTAATTTCGACAAGGTTACAGAAACCCTTGTTGGGCAGCAGGATCTCGGCGCAGGGATTCACGCCCGAAATCCACGGGGCACGGCGCTTGCCTTCCACCATGTTGATGAAGCCCGGCTCAGAGCCGCCAGCTTCCTGCATCAAGTCGAACAGGTGGGTAATGTCGGCCTGCGCGGGGCGCGACTTGAACATCACCGAGTTGTTGGACTGCTGCCGGTGGAAGTTGTTGTGGACCCAGAAGTCCTTCTTTGCCTTAGCAAACTCCACCCACTCTGGATCGCCATGCGGAACCAGTGCGATTTCCGCCGAGCGACGTGAGGAGAGGGTCGTGCCAAGGTGGTTGAGAACATCGAGGATGTCAATACGGCTGAGAAGCTGGCCTGCCCGCGCGTTAAGGATTTGGGCAAGTCTCTCAAGTGCCGGCGCGAAAGTCTCGTCGCCGCTCGAAATCCACCCGTACCCGGCAAGACGCTCGCCGGCCGGACGAATCTGGCTGAAGTCAAGTCGAAGCACATCAGCCTTCCGCTTGCCAGCCAACACCTTACCCACCGACTTGGCCCAAGCTTCGGCGCTGTCGCCAATACCAATAGTCCAAACGGTCTTGCCGTGTTCCTGCGTATACGTTTCGACATTGGTCTCGCGACCCTTCTTCTGCTCCAGCTTGGCCCGCTGGCTACGAACAAGTTCGATTTCCATGGGCGACGTGAAGCCGTTCAGGGTACCGACGACCGGCTCGAAGCCAACGCCACAGCCCTGAAGCAGCAGCCAGAACGCGTCGACGACGTCGTGGACGGTCTCGATCTTGGTAAAGGCGCAGTTGAACATGGAGGCTTCACGACGCTTGGCGACGGCAGTACCGCCCAGCCACAGCGTGCGACCGGACACCGAAGCCGAGCGGTTCAGCAGGACTTCCCGGAGTTCCTCCAGTTCGTTCTCCTGTGCGGAGGTCAGTGGCTTGTCGCCGAGGGCACGCTGCCACAGCCAACGCTGATGGCTAACGACCCGCCCCACAATATCTTCCCAAGACTCGAAACCACCAGCCGGCAGCGGCCTGGCATAGGTACGACGAATGATAGTTGCGGCACGCGCGGAAGGCGTACGCATTTCGGGTGAATTGCGCATAATAGCTCCTAGTGGGGTGAAGGACGTTAACTATACCAAAGGTGCGCTGAAATTGCTAGTCCTTGCTCTTCGGACAAACAACCTCGGCGGCACTAAGAAGTTCGGCCCGGCGCTTCGAATTGACCCTTAGCTCGCCAGCTAGGAGCCTCAACGTGAACG